GCCCACGCCGGGGAAAGAGCCGAAGGGCAAAGACGCCCCAGCACGAATCGTATAACGGGTATTGGTACGGAATGTGTAACTCAACGATGTAAACGTTCGCGGTGTGTAAAACGTTGCTGCAAATTCAACATTTTCTTCGGCGCCAGCGTTTTGACTGATCTGCACAAATTTGTTTGTGCTGATGCCAACTACGTTGGTGTTGGTATAAATTCCATTGCCGCGCACCTGATCGCTGGCTGCAATCCCGCTGGTGTTGCTCATATAAAGACGCGGGATGCCGCTAACTACTTTGTATTCAACTTGTTTGACAGTTGCGCTATCTAAGTAATAATCGTTGCTGGAAATACTGAGGGTAAGCGTGGTGCCGCTGATGCTACGGATTGTTGTGCCCGAAGGTATGCCAGTGCCTTCAACAGTCATGCCGGCAGTTAAGCCACTCACTGTTGCAACGGTCATCTGTATACCTTGAGTGGTCAACGTACCATTGCGAACAATCGTTGTCGTAGATGTTGCGTTATTGGAAAGCGTCAGTTGGTTTGTGCCGATGACAGTGACTGTGGTGTTATCAGGCAGACCGATACCGACAATCGGATCGCCAACTCGAATACGCGCCAGCTCGTTTGTGGTCAGATTGGTCATGATATTGCTGCCGCTGGTTAGGTTTCCGTTCACAATCACTTCGCCAAAGCGGAGGATGCAGCTACTCAAACGTTTGCCGCATACGTCAGTTGCCAAGGTTGTGGCCGGCTGGTCTGCCGCGTCCCAGAACGGTCCAGTCTGCGTTGGGTCATAGCCACAGCCGATAGCACTTCGGTAGGTCCACTGGCAGACGTTGTTGATGCATAGGCGACGGGGTGCCTTGACGTGCTGCAGGTCAAATGCAGCGGCGCACTCAAATTCAACGACGTTACGGTTTTCGGCTGACTTGCGGGCGATGTAGTAAATGTCTCGCGGAAATTCAGCGGTGGGGTCAACAGCACCGCTGGGGTTCACACCACCTTCAAAGTTCACGTTGTCGAGATAACGTGCCAGCGTGCGGATGCGCGTCAACTTGGCGCCGATCAGATCGTTGTTAGGCGTCTCTTCGTTGACGATCAACAGCAGGGCGCTGATGGTGCTGGCAAGGTTGCTGATTGACAGCTTCGGGCGCGGTAGTTGACCCTGACCGTTCCACTCAAAACCTTCGACCTGCACGGGGTAACGAAGGTAAGCGTTGCCGTTCCAGATCACATCGCCTGGCGTGTTCAGTGCATTGGCGCCAGCGTGGAAGCGATACACATCAGTGGCACCATGCAGGGTGGCATCAAGCTGCAGTTCAAACAGCTCAATAATTGACGACAGCGCAGCACCTTGGAGATCTTGCGAGACGGCCATGATTGCCGCCCACGTCACCGTGCCGTCTACGACAAAGCCGACCTTGTTGGACTGGGTGCCGTCAAGCGTCTGCGTCGTGTAAATAACCGTTGGCCATGTCGGCTCTGTTGCGGCAGACGTACCAGCCGCAATGCACTTGAACACCAAGCCGGTGCCGGGCAGGCTGCTGGCGCGGACAATCGCACCAACGGCGTAGGCAGTTGAACTGGCCCAAGCTGAATACGCCATCAGGGTTCAAATACTTGGCGGAAGGTGACGTCGATTTTGCTGCGCTGGAAATCGAACAGTTCGCGGGTCCAGCTGGGGCAGATCCACTTGTAAGACGTGGTGGTGTCGGGTGGGGTCCAGTCGAAGCTGGCGTTGTCGGCGGCGCGGTCGTTTAGGAAGGTTTCAATGATGTCGGCGTCAGCGTCGGTGACGTTGAAGCTGAGGCGCCACTCTTTCGGATTTTGGTTGAGGCCGTAAGTCAGGCGCTGTTGGTAGCCGTCGCCGAACTGAACCGTGCGGACATTCGGCTGACTGCTCTTGTTGGCCGAGTAGGTCGGGTTGTAGCTGGGGAAGGTGGCCATTAGGCGAGCAAGCCTCCGGGGCGTTTTTGTTTAATGAGTTCTTGCTGGACCGCGATGCCGATGGCTTTGCCAAGCTGGTTGGCTTGGTTACCATCGCCTTGAACATTAGATCCGCTGGCGTCTACGTTCACCACGACGTTGGCGCTTCCCATTCCAAGGCTGTCGTTGGGCACGATACCGCCGCTGCGGCCTGGGACGAACAACTCGGGGCCTTTTTCGCCGACGATGTAGGGCGAGCCAGCAGATACGGGGCCGCCTGCTGCTCTGAATTGGGGGGCACCTGCTGCATATGCAAAAGCATTTGTTTCTCCCCCGGTTGCTGCACCACCAGCAAAAGGCGATGTCCCACCGCCGCCACCGCCACCACCCATGCCTGCAAATATGCGGGCGATGCCGATGGCGATATAAGTAGCAATCATCGTTTGGGCTTGCTGGAGCAGTGCAGCACCTATGGCCTGCAAAAAGTCAGCGAATACTTGCTCCGCAGTCTTGGTGCCGCGCACCATCTCCGAAACACCGAACGTTACGGCGTTGGCTATTTCGCCGCTGACGCTTTGGATAAGTTGCCCGTAAGTAGTAAAAAACTGTTGCAGCTTGAGCTGTTTTTGCTCCAGTTGGTCGAGCAGCATCAGCTCTTCTTTTACCAGAGCCAGTTTGTTTTGCTGCGCTTCTAGATCTAAAGTTTTTGCTGCAAGAGCTTCTTCGTTAAAAGCGCCTGAATTTACCTCGGCGGTAAGGCGGTTTATTTCCTGAAGAATTGGCAGTTCTGTTTCGTAAGCCCTAGTACGTTGCTCCAGTAGCATTTCTTGCTCTGCCACAGCGTTTTCGGGCATTGTAAAGCCAGCTATGCCCAATTCAACTTGACGTTGTTGTTGACGGATTGGATCTACAGCACCTTGTGTATCTTCGCGCCGAGCTTGTGCAGCAAGTGTTTTCTGTAACGCAAGCCTATTAGTTTCTATTTGCAAACGCGCTTTTTCGGTATCGTACTGAAAGTTTAAATTTTTCAAACGACGATCGTATAGATCGTTTACTTCTTTTACGGTGCCTGTTTTTTGGGCTTCTACAAGAGCTTGTTGTTTTTCAATACCTAAAATTAAGTAATCGAGATACCTCCGCTCGTTCAGGTCGCCAAGTTGTTCTTTTATTGCTGCACCTGGACCTTGATACAGTTCGATATTTTCATAGAGAAGATTGTACGAGTCTTTTTCGGCGGCATAAAGACTGCTAGCAGCAGTCATCCGAGCTTTGGCCGCGGCTTCTTCTACCTGACGTGCTTCTTCTGCGCGGCGCTTACGTTCTTGCTGAGCATTATTTTCCAATGTGAATAGCTCTTTTGTGAGCTCTAGTTCAATGCCTTTTAACTTAAGGTTATATTCTTGATCGGTTATTAGTTTCTGTTTTAGTTGTCCTTCTAGGCTAACGGCTTCATTTACATACTGTTGAAGAGCAATTTGCCTTTCTAGTTGTAGTTTTTGCTCTACTGAAGCATCGGCAGTCAATCGCGCTAGAGAGGCCTGCTTTTCGAGCAGGTTATTTTGACCAGAAAGATCCTGTATGCGGGTTTGAGCCTCTTTACTTAAAGTGTCAGCCGGAACATTACCTTCGACCATTCCATAAATATCAGGTTGCTGTAGACCTGCGCCTGTAGGAAAATTATCAGCTATAAATTGAGCTAGACGTACGGATTGTGCGTATAGTTTTGTAAGCCAGGTCTGCAGATTTTTGCCCCACTCATTGGTGGCCTCACCTGCTTTTTGGAAGGCTTCAGCATTTTCTACTCCAATAGCAGCCGCAAGAGCCTTAAAAGATTCCTCGGCAGCTGCACTTACTTGACCTGAACGTGCCAAATTACCAATCAATGTTTTTGTCTCTTTATCAATTCCTCCCAGTGAAGCCTCCAGCACTTGGCTAGCGTCACCAGTATCTTTTAGTGCTTTAGAAAAATCCTTTGTAGATTGCGTTGCAGTATCAAATGCCTGACCGATAGCTGTTCCAACCAAGGAGAGACCAAAACCGAACTGGCCTCCCATCATGCCACCGGCAAAACCCCCGGCACCGCCTCCTATAGCTGCACCTAAACCTTGGCCAAATAGCAGCGGAAACGCACCACCAATAATTGCGTTTGATACTGCTTCTTTACGCCTTCCTTTTATTTCAGTACGTTGTTGCAGGCGGTCGTCAAAGTCTTTAAGTGCAGCATTATCAGCTTTCCTTTGCGCTCTAGCTACAGTCTCTATTTTATCAAGTTCTGCGTTAAGTTCTGCTTGAATAAAATCAAGTTCTGTATTATTAGCTTGTATATCAAAATTTCGTTTAATACGAAACACCTCTTCTGCATAAGTTTGCTCAGCTGCGGCTACATTACGTACTCTATTTATAGTGCTTTGTTCGATACTGCGTTGTGCAGACGGACCTTCACCAGGGGCAGCACCTTGAGGATATGCAACTCCTGAAATTGAGGTTCGTTGAACCTCTGGCACAGCTTGACGACGCTGCTCTGCAGCTACAGCTAGACGTGCGCGAGCGGCAATACTCAGTAATTCTTCTTGCTTACGCACAATAGAAGCTGTCTCTGCGTCTTCTTGCGCCAGCAATCTATTTATGCGTTGCTGAGCTGCCGCTTGATTATTTTTAGCGGTAACTAAATCTCTTACCGCTTTTAACTCTTCTGCGGAACCCGCAGCAGCCTTTAGTATGTTTTGCGTTGCTTGTTGAAGTTGTTTATTGTATGTAAGTAAATTTTGTACGTTAAATCCTGCGCTTACTTGTTTTTTATTAAAGATATCAACCGCCGTACTGACTTGGTTAAGTGACTTTTGCAGTGCCCCAATTTGACCTATACCTTTTACGCCGATTTCAATATCAGCTCTGTAGGCGGCCACGGCGCTGCGTCACACTCTGGTACTTCAGTTTACGCCGTAAAAAGCCGCCGGGGTTAGCGGCGGCGTCGGGCTTTGTCGATCTCCTTCTGCTGGTCCTCGTTGAGGATGCTGAAGTAGGCGCTCCAGCCGATCAGCTCTTCGGCGGTCATGGTGGTGCTGACTTCGGAAAGGGTCTTGCCTAGCTCTTTGGCAACTCCGAATTGGAGCATGAGCCAGTTGTCTTTCCGAAGTTCGGCACTCAGGATTTTGGGTCGATTGGCTCCGCGTCGTCGGTCAGGATCGCCAGCATCAGGGCTTGCAGGTCCTTGTCCTTGACTTCGTTCTTCAGGACGTCGATTTCGCCGGGGCTGAAGATCTTGGCGCCAGTGTCGTCCAGGGCTTTGGTGATGAGCAGCTGGAGGGCGAAGGCGTTGGCGTCGTCAGACTTGGCCTGTTTTTGGGCGCGTTCGCGCTCGGCCATGGTCAGCGGGGTCACCCACATCTCAAAGTCGCTGCCGTCGCTAAGCGTGACGGTCTTTTTGGTAGGCTCCAGGTTGGCGGCCTTGCGGAGGCGGTCAATGGCGCGGACGGGAACAGGCATACAAAGTGCTTGTTTATCGTTTTAATGTAGCGGACTAGACAGCAAAAAGCCCCAGTTGCCTGGGGCCGTGTGCTGATTTTGAGTTGGATCAGGACTGGGAGAAGTCGAAGGTGGGGGTGCCAGCCGGGCGGAAGTTGACGGTCACCGATTGGGCGTCGTCGGGGTTGATGTTCAGGCTGGCGGAGGTCAGCACAGCGTCGAAGCTGATCGAGCGGCTGAGGGTCTCGCTCAGGCTGCCGCCGCTGAACACCCGGTCGGTGTACAGCTTGAAGGCGGCGCCGTCTTGCTGGCGCTGCAGCACGTCCTGGATCATGCGGTTGGACAGGGCGGCGTCCTCGTTGGTCATGTAGACCGTGGCGGTGCCGGTGCCGTCGCCGAAGCCGCTGATGTAGGTGCGGAAGGGCACGTACTGACCAGGGGTTTGGCCGATGGTGGTGACGTCGATTTCAGCGCGGCTGATCTCGAAGCTCCAGTCGCGGACTTGGCCCACAACGGCGAAGTCGGCGTAATAGACCTCGAATTCGTTGGGGGCAACGGCGGTGCCGTCGTCGGTGATGGCCAGGATGGTGCCACCGGCGCTGGTGGAGACGGTCAGCGCACCAGTGGCAGCGGTGTAGCTGAGAACGTAGTAGGTGGTGGCGTCAGAGATGGGGGCAGGCAGCGTGCCGGTGCCGGAGCCGCCGGTCTGGCTGTTCACCACGCGGAATTTCACGGGGTCACCAACCTTGAAGTTCAGGTAGGTCTCGACCGTGATGACGTCGGTGCTGATGTTGACGCCAGCTTCACCGAACGAACCGGTGGTGCCAGCGGGCTTGTAGTAGAGAGCGCCGGACGTGCCGGACAGAACGGTGGTGGCCATAGGGGCGTACCAAGAGGCGGGGGTTTCTGGGCGGGCACTGCCCGGCTTATTACAGGTTAGCGCCTGTCCTAAACATTATCTAGGACAGAACAGTTGCAACGAAGGAGGTGTCAATTCGACCCACGAAATGGGGCGCATCTTCTGTGGCGGAGAACGTTGGGCCGTTTATTTCACCGACGCGGAAAAAGACGCCGCTATTTGTTTTGGCCGTATTGTTTAACGTTTCAAGGGCGTTGACTGCTGTGGTCAGCAGGGTTTGGTTGCGGGCGGGGCCGCGACCTTTTTCCGTAAAAATGCGAATGATTATTGCGCCACGGGCATTATCCACGCTGGAAGTCAGCGTTGGTTCGTTGGTGATGCCGAAGGT